CAGACGGAACAACAGCAGGAGTAGTTACAAAAGACATAGTTCCAGCAATGGGAGTAAAAATGATTCAAGTTAGAGTTCCAGCAACATTTGTCTGGGGAACAGACTTATTGGTTGTAGATCTAAAAGACTACGGAGCAAATGAATGTGCAGGAGTTCTTGGTTTTGTTGAAACAACAGCAGGAAGTGTAACAGTTCCTTGCGGAGCAGCAGGAACACAGTTGGGAACAACAGCAGTAGCATCAGGAGTTTTAACATTCACAAGTGTAGGTGCAGCAGCAAATACAGCTGGAGGAACACTGGTAATCTTTGCTTTCTAATCTGTCTCAATAAAAAAATGGGACAAGGATTAAAAGCAACAGGAGGAAACCCGGCAAGTCCACCATATCGAAATGGGCCATACAATTGGGATCAGCATGTGACTTTTACAAAAGGAGTTAACGGAATTATGAATGGTGGAATAACATATTATGTTGATTCAGCAAGATCAGTTTCAGATAATGGAAAATCTTGGGATAAAGCCTTTATTACAATTTCAGAAGCAGTTGCAGCAAGTTTAGCTGCAAGCGGACATCATGATACAATTTTGATTAAGGGAACAGCTAATGCAGATAGTGATAGTAATCCCGTAAATGATTATTCAGAAAGTGTAACAATTGCAGCATCACAAGTAGGATTGAGAATTATCGGAATGGGTAATGGACCAGAGGGTGTTAAGTGGACAGTTGGAACAGCAGAGGGAATAATCTTGACTATCAATGCAATTGATTGTGTTGTAGAAAATATTAGATTTAGGCCAAATGGGGCAACATCTGGAGCAGGAATTTACTTGGCACAGACAGCAGATGGTACAAAGGTTGCAAATGGAACTCAAATAAGAAATTGTATTTTTCGAAGTACAACTGAAACAGCGCTTGCAGGAATCCATACTCAAGGAGCAGGAGATGTAATTATTGAAAATAATATATTTACATCAGTTGCAACAGCAGTTCTACAAACAGAAACACCAGCAAAAGTTACTTACCGTATGATAATTAGAAATAATTTCGTAGATGATAAGTGTACAAATGGATTTGTGTTTAGTGGAAGAAGTTGTTTAGTTGAGAACAATCAATTTGCAGGAGCAAGTTTGACAACAATCATTAATACAATCTCGTGTTCAGCTCAAGGTTCTTATAATGTAGTTAGAGGACATAGGTTTATGGTTGCAACAGCATTTGAAACAAATTGTGTTGGAGATACAACAGATGATTGGTGGGGTAATTATTGCGATGATACAACTTCACAATCAGTAGTTGGAACAAATTCAGATGGAGCTGCAGGTTACGGACAAGTTCATGGTTATCCACAAGCATAAAATGGCAAAGAAAAAATCTGAACCAAAAAAAGAATCGCATGGTTTAACACCAGAGCAATTTGCTGAGTGGGAACTTTTAGAAATCAACTTAGAACTTTACAAGAAACAGAAGGGAATCTAAATTTTTTATTTTTATTTTTTTTCTTGTTTTTTAATTTCAATAAAAACAAGAAGTCTTAGGACTTTAAATGAACATCAATATTTAAATAATAAGGAGGATTAAAAATAATATGGGAAAGAGGTTAATGATGGGGGCAGGAAAAGTTGTAGAGGAAACAACAAATCTAAGTGCGGTTACGAGCGCGACAACAGGAGACAAGGTTGATTGCAGATGGTATAATAGAGTTACTTGGTATTTAACAAGTGCAGCAAATACAGGGGCTGTGACATTTACAATTCAAGCAAGTATCGACGGAACAACTTGGTTTGATGTTCAAGATAAAACTTATACTGCGACAAATGGAAGTGCTGTTTATCATTATGGGTATAACACATTTTATCCGTATATGAGATGCAAAACATCAACACAATCAAATTCAACAGCGACGGCTTATGTTGCTGCGAGGAATTAAAATGAAAAAAATATTTATTGCGTTGTGGGCGTTATTTTTTATAGTATTAGTTGGTGCAGCAACAGAAATATATACAGAACCATGGATTAATGATCAACTTGGGGATCAGCATAGTTTATATGATATGGATTGGATTTCTGCAAATACTTTTAATGGAACGACAGGGATTTTTGTTCAAATAAATGCTTCAGGAGGAATTGGTGGACCAATTGATTGGAATAGTTTACAAAATTATCCTTCTGCATGTCCTGGAAGTTCAGCGATCACACAACTAAATGATTCAGTGACTTGTGCAGATTTATGGGTTGACGTCGCTGGAGATAATGTAGCATATCTGAATGTTTCAGGGTGGCTAAATACTACAAATTTAAAAGTAATAAATTTATATGCAACAAATTTAGAATCTAATTTAGATGGCACAGGTTTTAATTTTACTGGAGAGGGAGGATATTTCATTGTAGTAAATACAACTAATCTTTATGCTGCGAATTTAGAAAGTAATCTTGATGGAACAGGATATAATTTTTCTATTTATTCAATCTCTGCAAGAGACTGGACTAATTTCACAGGAACAGAAAGCCAAATAATAGACTTGCAAAATTATATTTTAAACGGAACTAATGTAGATCTGTTAGATCTAAATGCGAGCTCAGCCACAATTCATGGAACTTTAAATGTGACAGGAACACTCGTCGCTGGAGAGTTGGTTTGGAATGGAAATTTGGATTTGGGGGGAAACAACATAACAAATATAAACCTTATTTATGCGTTGAACTGGACAAACGTTACAATACCTGCATCTCAGATTATTGACTTTGCCACTTTAGGAAATGCTTGGACAAATGAAACAGACTTTCAGGGTTATTTTGATTCTAATTTATCTGCGGCAACAATAACAGAATCTCAAATTAGTGACTTACAAAATTACATTCTTAACGGAACAAATATTAATGTCTTAGATATTAATGCAAGTGATATAAATCTTTGGGGAGAATTAATACAATCAATTGGTGGAAAGGTTTTAAATCTTAGTTACTTGGAATTATATGATAGTGATGATGGTTATTCAAGTAATTATTCAACAATAGATTTTGAAAGTTCTTTGTTGTTTAATGGTGATGATGGAAGTTCTATGGGATTGTTAAATTATGGAGGTTTATGTATTTTAAATGATACAACAGATTTAGATTCAAATGAAGAATTTTGTTTTGAATATGATGAAGATGGAATGTTTATTTATGGTTCTGAAAATATATCTATAGAATCAGAAAATTTTATTGTTCTTAATCCAGATGAAGATGAATCATATCCTACTGATGATTATGTAGAAATTCAAGGAGAAATTAGAGCTTATAATTGGGACAATGCAACTTCAAGTATTAAATCTAATATCAATGGAACAAATATTAATGTCTTAGATATTAATGCAAGTTCAATTAATATAACAAACAATGGAGAGAGTATTTTAAATTTAATAAGAGATTCTGTTTCTGCTGATAATGATCTTGGAATAATTAATTTTTATGATGGGGGAGCTTCTCAAATAAATTATGGTCAAATAAGAGTAGTTGTAGATAATGCAGATGTAAATGAAGAAGTAGGAAATTTAATTATTAAAACAATAGTAAACGGAACATTATCTACTCTCTTTGAATTAAGTGGAGAATCAGATGATGATGAAATTGTGGCTTGGCTTACATTAGGGGATGACCCTACACATGATTTCTTTATTAGTGGAACAGACGAGGATGATACTGATGCAACAGGAACATTTTATATTACAGGACATGAAGGTGGAGAATCAAGTTCAGGTACAGGATATTTTGGTGGAGATTTGTTAATTGGAGGAGCAGATGGTTCTGATGCTTTTGATGGAGATACTGACGGAGGAGCAGGTGGGCATACTTTTGTTCCTGCAGGGTCAGGTGGAGATGAATCTGGTGCAGGAGACCCTGGAGAAGATGGCACAGTTTATATTGGACAAGATGACGAAGGAGGTACTTATGATGTTTTTATTGGAGGAGAAAGCAATTTTAATAATTCTGTTGTAATTGATGGTACTTTAAATGTAACTGGAATTTCTTATCTTGGAAATCTGATCATAGAGGCTGAGAACATAACTGTAGAAAATATTCATCCATTAAATAATGGGGAAGTAGATATTGAAGGAAACTTATCTGTTTTTGATAAGATCACTTTGGGATTTGGAGAAATAATTGATAATCTCATTGATGGTTGGATAACAATTACTGGAGGTTTACTTGTCGAAGGGGAAATAAATTCAACTGCAAATATTACTGGAGAAAATGTTCATTTGCCAAGTTATTTATCTACTCATACAGATGTTTCAATTACTGCTGTAGAAGGTGTTTGGTTGAATGTGACTTTTGAAACTCATGAAGATTCTGAAAATGCAAGGATCAATCATACTTATAGCGACGATACAAACGATACTTTTACAATCGTTGATACAGGAACTTATCAAATAAGTTATGGACTTTCCTTTATAGATAGCCAAGCAAATCCTGATAGTATAGTTGCAATTAGATTAATTAAGAATGGTGCAGAAGTAGAGGGAAGCACATTTGAGAAAGACACAACTAAACAAAACGCTGTGGGAACAATATTTAGAGGGACAATGGCTTCATGGACATCTGGAGATGAAATAAAATTACAGTTTATTAGTAATTCAACAACTGTAAGTATGCAAACCCCTGGAACTTACGGAGATCATCCAACAAGCGCGCAAATAGATATTCATAGGGTATAATGGAAAACAAAACAAAACTAACAATCGGGGCATTTATTACATTAGCTATGCTTATCGGCGGAGGAGCAACTTATTTTATTTCTCAAGACGACGATGCTTATTATTGCGAGTCAAGAGATATTGTCGCACTTTGTGAAAAAATTAGTTCTGGTTTAGGAACAAGGTGTACTTATTATTCTGAAGAATTAGAAAGAGATACTTATAAGGTTTGCAAGGAAGGATGGGTTAAAATTGAGGTTGAGCAGGAAGTAAAAGATGAAACTCCTTCAGATCCAAAAGAATATCCTTTGTATACACAAACTGCAGGAATTAAATGGTCTTGTTCTCCAGAGGGATGCACGAGGATAGAATGAAATTTAGAAATAAAGGAAAACCTATTCAAGTAAGAATTAAAGAAATTATTGGATATAGTTTTACTGGAGTTAAAACAAATGAAATTATTGATCTCCCTGAAGGAATTGGATTAAAATATGGATTTGAAAAAGTAACGAAAAGTAACGAATCGTTACCAGAAGTTACTGAGGGAAAAGTCGGGAAAAAAAAGGTAGAGACAAAACAATTTAGTAAAAAAAAAGATAAAGTAGATTTCTATAATGAGTTAATAAAAATTAAAAGAATAGGATATAAAACCGCAGAAGATATTATTGAAATATTTACAAAAGAAGATTTAATTAAGGCAATTAAAAACAAAGAAAAGATTCCAATTCGTGATGATATTGAAAAAAAGTTGAGGAGGAAATATGGAAAACGGTCTTGATATAAGATTGCCTGAATTTAAAAAAATGAATAGCATGGATAGAGATATTCTTATGTATAATAATTTAATTCATATTAGGAAAAAAATTGGAGATTATAAACTTCATAAAAAAATTCAATATATTTGGTTGGTGATTTTAACTATCTTTGTTGGATTAAAAAAATTTATAGGAATTTAAAATGGCTACAGGAGACGGAACATATATTACGGTTGCAAGTGTAAGAAGAACTTGTGGAATAGCAATCACGCAAATAAGCGACGCTGATGTAGGAAGCACAATCACAGAAGTTGAAGCACAAATTCCAAGAAGGTTTAATACAGTTTTTACTCCAACACAAAGAATTGATATTCTCGACGGAAACGGAACAATAAGAATATTCACAGACTATAATCCTGTCTTAGCTGTTAGGGCCTTAAAAATTGATGGAGACACAGAAGATCCTGCTTATTTGCATGTATATAAAGAAAGTGGAAAAATAGAATTAGATACAACTCAAGCATTAACAAATAGCGTATTCAAAAATAAACATCAGGCCATAGTTGTTAAATATCTTTATGGTTGGCTAAATGAAAGTTCGACGAGTTCAACGACAAGTGCAGCAGAAGTTGCAGGGACAGATGTGAGTATTGTATTGGATTCAACTACAGGTTTTGCAGACGAGGATTGGGTTGAAATTTATGGAATGGATGGAAACAAAGAAGTTGCTCAAATTAATGCAACACCAGGAGCAGGAGCAATTGTAGTTGATCAATTAGTTTTGGCGCACGAGTCAGGAAGCACTGTTGTAAAATTAGAAATAAATGCAAATTTTACAAAACTTATGAATATTGTGGCATCAATTGCATTGGTTGCAAGAATTGTTGGAGAATCAGCGACGGACATAGTAGGATATAACTTAACAGAGTTTCAAGTTCAAAAGGGGGAGCCTTATACCCAATGGAGAGAGACAGCAACCCAATTAATTCGAGAGAGAGACAGACTCATGGATATGATCAAGCCAAGGCCATGTATAAGATGAAATCTAAATTAAAGCCAACTTTAATGATATTATTTTTATTAATGTTTTCTTGCCTTTTTGTTAGTGCAGACTTTGATCCAAGTGCAAACATTAATCTCAGAGATAGATATAATATTACAAATGGAGCATATTTTTATGGAGATTATTTATGCGATGATTCAACAGGCACATGTGGTTCGATGTTAACAATTATTGAAGGGGGTGTAGGAGGAAACCTTAGTTTTAATCAAACTTTAACAGATGAACTTTATCCAAACAAAAGTTATGTTGATTCTCAAGATGTTGTATATAATAATTCTTTAGCAAGTTGGGTAGATTCAATATTCTTAAAAATTACTAATATGTTTACAATGCAAAATATAGTTGATATGATTTCAGGAAATAGAACAGAAAGTGAAGCCGAATTAAGAATTGATATTGATGGAAATTATTCTGCTTTAGATGATTTAAAGTTAAATAAAACAGACCAAAGGTATAATGAAACAGATAAATTAAATTCAGTAAATACAACATTAAATATTCAAACATTGTTATCTGGAGAAGATTTAACTTTGAATGAGTTGAAGGTCGTACTTTTGAATATGTCAGGTGATGCTTACGGTGAAGGACATGAGTTCTTTGATTTATCATCTGTTCATACAGTTGAGTTATGTTTAGGTTCTCCAGAAGATTGTAAAAATAGTTGGGAGATTTATAATCCTTTCGACCAAACATTAAATAAGTCTGATTATGTTGTTTTTGAAGGTGCTAATATTTCAAGTTTAATTATGAAAGGGGATTGGGTTTCAGAATCTGATGGTTCAATGGATGATAATAATTTGAATGATGTTAATCAAATGTGTTTTTCTGACGGGACTTGCATTGATTCAGGAACATCTAACATAAGTTTATCTTCAGGAAATGGTATTTTAATCTCAGATGGAACAAATATTAGTGTTCAAATAAAAGCAAATGATGGGCTTAAATTTGAGGGAGATTTATTAACAATTGCTTATAATGTCTCTACATTTGTTATAAGAAATAATCTTTTAGATTTACTAAATATTCCTATTCATTCGCTTGAAAGCCAAGATGATATGATTATTGTTTCAGGTACAGATACTCAGAAAAATTTAACTATAAATATGACAGAATTTAATTCTTCTTCAATAGATGTAGGTTTAGATGCTGGATTTAATTCAACTTATAATTCAACTTATGCTACATGGGCACACAATCAAACAGCGTTAGCAAATACTTATACAGACACTCAAATAACAAATCTAAATGATTCAGTGGTTCATATTAATGGAACAGAATCAATAGATGGAGTAAAGACATTTTTACAGATTCCAGTTCTTGCTAATGCAAATCCAACAACAGACAACCAAGCAGTTAGAAAGAAATATGTTGATGATCTAGTGACAGGATTAACTTGGAAAGATCCAGTTTTAAACTTCACAAATACTGAACCAGGTGCTCCGACTCTTGGAGATAGATATGTTGTTACTTCTGTTGGGGCTGGAAATTGGACGGGATATGAAGATAATATTACAGAATACAATGGGACAGATTGGACATTCGAGTCTCCGAGTTCAGGGTGGGCATTACTTAATCTTGATAATAATGCTGGATATACTTTTCCTGGAGGTGATAGTTGGGTAATTTTCTCTGGAGGAACTGCTTATACTGGAGGAGAGGGTATTGAGATTTCAGGAACAACAATTAGCGCAGACCCAGATCAATCAACAATAGGATTTGTTGGAAGCAAACTTGCAATATTAATTGCTTATTTAAAAGATGCTTTCTCTCCAGATGGTTCGATAATAATCAGTGGAACAGAAAATAAATCTTTATCTGTTAATGGTTCATGGATAAATGATTCAATAGATTTAAAATTAACAAATTATCAAAGTGGAATTAATATTTTGAATAATTCAGGATTAGTTCAGTTAGCAACAAATCTCACAATCGTTGGAAGTGGAGTTGATATGATAAATTCGAGTTCAGGAGTTTTAATTAATATTTCTGGAGGAACTGCTACAGGAACGCCGGTTAATTTTACTTACGCATTATTTGAGGCTTATAATAATGAAGAACAAAAGGTTACAAATGTTCAAACAGAAGTATTTTTAGGAATAGAAAAAAGAGAGAACACAGATTATTATTCACATAGTACATCAATTAATAAAGGGCAAGTTACAGTGCTTAGAGATGGATTGTATAAAATATCAGCAGAGGGATCAATTTATTCTGTAGATACAACAGGGGGAACACGTGGTGGGCCAATAATGACAATTCAGAAAGATACTGGAACAGGATTTGCTGATATTGATGGTGCAGTTTCCAGAGACTATATTCGTGAAACAAAAAATCTTGGTGCTCATTTATCTAAAACAATTTATGAGGATTTAAGTACAGGAGATATAATTAGAATAACCATAAAAGATATAATTACTACAGAGCCAAACGAAAAAACATTAAATAATTCATTCTCTTTAATCTTAGAATATTTGAATGTTTCTGGTGAGGGGGGAATCCAATATTTAAATGGAACTACCTCAGATACAAATGCTTCAACTGCTTGTAATGGAGATGAAGTTTTACTTGGTAATTCTTCTTGTATAAGTTCTTCATCTTTTGGAGGAAGTGGAGTTGGAAAAGTAGGTAGTTCTCCAGAACTATATAATGACACAAATACTATGTTCTTAAATAATACATGGTTGAATGAAACTGTAAATCAATTAATTAGCGGGGGTGCAGAAGTTACAAGCACAATAACCTTCAGAGAATTAATGTGGGCAGAGGAAAATTCAATATTGAATGATAATTCTTATGAGTGGGCATTTGGTAATGGTGCAAATGCACAGAAAGGTCCAACAATGGCTTATGATGGAACGATTAAAAAGATAGGATTATCTTGTCAGACAGCAGGAACTAGCACAAATGTTACGATGAGAGTTAATAGTGTAGACGCTGCTTGTAGTGTTTTAATGACAGGGAATACAGAGACTAATACTTGTGATCTTGATTTTTCTGATGGAGATACTTTAACAGCATATACTAAAACTGCGGGAGGTGCGGGTTATTGTCAAGTAAGTTGGTGGGTTGAATATTCTTATTTAGCAGTAATAAATGGAGAGTTTGAGGGATTCTTAAATATCTCAGATACTCCAAGTTCTTATGTTGGAAAATCTGGAAAATGTGTAGCAGTTAATTCAAGTGAAACTGGTTTAGAATTTATTGCATGTGGAAGTGGAGGAGGAATTTCAGGAATAAATATCTCGGATGGAACAGAGGTAATTAATTTAGCAACGCAACTTAATTTTACAGGATCAGGAGTGACTTTAGTAAACAGAACAAATGGAGTAGTTGAGATTCAAATTTATAGTGGGGGGGGTTCTGACTTAGATTTTGTTCATGCAATATTTCATGGTAAGGCCTCAAGTTCAATGACAATTACAAATTTAGATCAAGTTATTGAATTAGATTCAGAAGAAATAGAAGATTCAGATTATTATATCCATTCAGAGTCAGTTAATCCAGAAAATGTTGAGATTGTTGTAGAGGGAGTTTATGTTATAACTGCTGAAGCAAGTGTTGAAATTGTTAATACAATAGGGGGGGCAAGAGGTGCGCCGAGATTAGCTTTACAAAGAGACACAGGTTCAGGATTTGTTGAGGTAGATGGAGCATTTTCTCAAGAGTATCTTAGAGAAACAAATCCTACAATTAGTGGTTATATGGCAATTACTAAACCTTTATCATTAGCTGTGGGGGATAAAATAAGAATGGTAATAAAAGATCAAATAACTATTGAACCAAATGAACAATTAGTTCCAAACTCTTCGAGATTAACAATGCAAACATTTAGTGTTGCAGGTGGGGGAGACAATAAATGGAGCCGTCTTGGAGATACAATTTATTTAACAAATTTATCTGAAAAATTAGTAGTTGGTACAAACTCTACAAGCAATTTAATTATTGCTGATTTTTATTCACCTTCAATATCTGTTATTGAAACTTCAACAGATAATTCCTTTTTTGATTTTGGGGTAATTGATACGAGTGATGCTTCTTTTTTGATTACTAAATGGAATTACACAATTGAATTTGATTTTTGTGAGGATCAAACTTATGGAAATTGCACGGCAACAGTTTTCTTAGATCAGGATGGTTTTTATGTAGATGCTAATTCTAATTTTAGTATAGGAGATACCCAAATTTCAGAAGATTTTGCATGGTTTAAAGGAACGGTTTCTGCTGATGATTATATAACAAGAACATCAGTTTGGAAATCTGAATGGGGAAGTGTTTGGGATTATATCAAACCAGCGTCGGAGTTAATTGATAAAGATGGAAAAATAAGACATAATCTAATGAGCCCAAATGTTATAACAAATATTGTTAAAATAAAAACTTCAACGGAGAATAGAAAACTTTTTGGAAAAGAAGAATCTACTTATGAATTACAAGAATCAGAGGGGGTTTCAATTTCAGATATTTTGGCTAAACATGAACAAGCTCTTTATGAACTAAAACAAGAAAATGATAATTTAAAAAATAGAATTGAACATCTTGAATCATTAAATAATGTTGAACTTGTTAAAGAATATCAATGTTTAATTAAGGGAATAATTCAAGAATGTCCTGGTGGATTAAGTGGGGGAAAACAAACAAGATGTTATAATGAAGATAAATCAAGATGGGATTATTGCTCAGATGGATGGGGTGAAATTTAATGGCAATCGCAGTAAAAACTGAAAATAGAACGGGAAGTGAATGCACTGGTTCTGATGGTGATACAAGTAGAGTTTTAACTTTAGTTAATACACAATTAACACAAACAAATGGTCTATTGGTTTTCTCTTCGAGGGTTTTAATAAAAGATACTGATTTTACAATTTCACATTTAGATGCAAGTTCAACAATCACTTTCTTGATTCCAGTTTACGACGATCAAAATATTATTATTAATTATTTTGAGGGAGTCGGTGCAGCAACAATAAGTGGGAATAGTGACTTTGAGAACGGCCCATTAACAGACTTTGGAATCAGCGTAACAAGAACTCCTGTCACTATGACCCCAGGCAATGTAGATGGAAGTAAAACTTATACCGACGGAACAGATGAAGACATAGTAGTCTGCTTTGGAAATGCAGACACAAAATATTCTCTTAATAAATCTGGACTTAGCGAAGGAGCAGATGCAAGAATGTATGCAATTTATTCCCAAACTCTTAACAAATATGATAAGATAACCCATAATTCAATTGTGTACCGAATCGACACAATTAGTGAAAGAATGTTTGCAGGGGATTCTATGTTCTTGACTGTACTTCTTTATAGAATATAATGGATATCCAAAAATTACTTGACGCAGCACTTCCAAGTATTGCAAGAAGAATGCAAAATGAACTCTTCTTGGCTGCACCAGTAGATTCAGGAAGATTAGCTAATTCTATTAAAGTAAAATCAACCGAGAAAGGCCTTCTTATTTGGATGGTTGATTATGGAAAATTTGTTGAATTTGGATGCTTTTTTAAAGATAGTATTATTATTAAAACAAAGGAAGGGAAGAAAAAATTAAAGGATTTGAAAATTGGAGAGTTAATTTGGACTGGAAAAGAATACAAAAAAATAATTCAAAAAGAAAGATTAGAAATAGGATATCCAATAAAAAAAATAATAATCAAAATAAAAAATAGAAAATTAGAGGTCACAGAAGATCATCCAATTTGGACAAGTAATGGATGGAAGAAAGCGAGAGATTTGAAAAAAGGAGATGTAATAAAAAAAATATGGTAAAAAGACAGGATTTAGCTAAAAGAAATAAAGAAAGAACAAAAGAAAAAATTAAACTTAACTGTAGATGTGGAAAAGAATTTTATGTTAATCCCTCAAGAATAAAATATGGAGCAAAATATTGTTCACAGAAATGTTATCATAAATACTCTCGTCATGATTATTCTAAAGGGAAGCATTGGAATTTATCTAAAGAAACAAAAAAAAAGCAAGGATTACATCAACTTGGGGGGAAAAATCATCAGTGGAAAGGGGGATATTTTAGGGGAAAATATATTGGAATTCCTCAATCCAAAGAATTTGCAAGAAATGTTTTTAAAAGAGATAATTGGACTTGTCAGATTTGTGGGGATATGGGGAGAAAAGCAAGATTGAATGCACATCATTTAAATTCAGTAGATAAATTTCCAAAGCAAGCAGGGGATATTGATAATGGAATTACCCTTTGTCAAAAATGTCATCTTGGATTTCACAATAAATATGGGTATGGAAAAAATACAAGAGAACAATTTGAAGAGTTTCTTATGGAAAAAATTGAGAGTATAAAGAAAGTTGAAATGAATAAGTCAATAATTTATAATCTTAGTTTAGAAGGTAATAGTTCTTTTTATGCTAATGGAATTTTAACACACAATACTAATCCACATTTGATTACTCCAAAAAATAAAAAGTCATTGAAATTTAAGATAGGAAAAAAAGAGATCTTTGCGAAGAAAGTGATGCATCCTGGAACACGGCCAAATCCTTTTATTCGAACTACAATTCATACTAAACTTAGAAATATAATTGTTGAGGAAATATCCAAAGTAGTTAGTTAAACATCAATGTTTAAATATAAAAGAGATTTCTAATCAATGTGCAACTGCTGGGGAGTTCGCGCGCAGGATAAACCAGGGAGGCAATATTCTAAGTAATATTCTTTGCACATAAAAGCCAAGAGGCATAAAAATCCAAGAGGAAAAATGGCAAGTTTACAAATTGAAAATTTTAAAGATGAATTAGTTTATTTTATTAGAAATCAAGATATTTTTTCTGTCACGACGAGGGGTGTGACAACCGACACAGATACAGGTACTTTTGATGCAGACGAAACCCATTTGATTGTAGTTACAAATATTAAAAATATTAGATCTGTTGTGGTAGGAGGAAATACTTTAGTTTATGGAACAGATTACACTTATGATCCTGATTTTCTTGACACGACAATAAAAACAAAAATAACTTTTACAACTGCGCAGACAGGAGCTTACACAATTACTTATGATTATGGAAGTGATAAAATTCATGCAGATTTTCCAAGAGATGACTTATCTATTGATTCTTATCCAAGAATCGCTGTAGAGGTTATGAGTGCGTCAAGTGATGCCTTTGGAATCGGAGGATCTAAATTTATTTCAGATGTTTTATTTACAGTGGTTGTTTATGCTGATGGAAATAAAACAGTAGATGGATATCTTGACACAGTAATTGATAAGTTTATCACGGCAGCAAAATCTTTTTTTTATGCGGACTTTATTAAACCAACAGGAACAGGACCCTTGATTGTTACGCCAGAAAGATCAAGCGAAATCTTGCATAGAAATACAGATTTTATGTCAATGTTCAATGTAAATTAAATTTATAAAATCAAAAAGGAGGAATAAAAACCATGGGATATATAGGAGGAGGAGGTTCAGTTTGTTTATATGCTTTCGAGGATATGGATGGATGGGCTACAGCAGCAGCAAGTCATACAATATCAGATGAGACTTATATGCCATTTGGCCAGGGAGTTGAAGTAACTGTAAATCGAAGCAACAATGCAGAGAGAGTTTTTGGTGTTGGAGCAAGAAATGCAACAGCAACTGTAAATAAAAACTACGGGGGAGCTTTGACAATCAGTGGGGCACTTTCAAATGCGTACTGGCTACTTGGAGTTTTAGGGGCTAACGTAGATACAGGGGCTCCAGGGGCTTATATTCATACATATACTGAAGCAAATATTTTGCCAAGTTTTACAACAAACACGAGTTTCGAATTGGGAACAACAGACTTTGGAAGCAATTTAATTGGATGTACAATTAATTCATGCACAATCAGCGCGGCAGTAAATGAGGTACTTAAGTTCAGTCTTGATTGCATTTATAGATATGAGGCTCTTGGAACTACAGCAACGGCAGATTTGGCAGATACGGAGCCTGTTTTTACATTCGCGCATGGAAGTATAGAAATGCCAGACGGAACAACTCTTGCAGCAGTTCAATCTTTTGAGTTGACTATCAATAATAATGCAGAAGCTGTGTACGGTGTTGGAAGTAGATTCACGACGGCAATTGTGGCTAAGAATAGAGAATATAATTTCTCTTGTACAGCAGCATTTAATGACTATACAGATCTATTGACTTATTTTATGAATGGAACAAATACTGCAACAGCGCCAGATGCAGGAAGTGGAACCGAGATCGCAACTCTTGAATTAACTTTCACAAATGACGACAGTGATGAACTTGACATTAATTTGACAGGGGTTCATTTGAATGAAGAAACATTGCCTCAGAATGTTAATGAAGTTGTAAAAGAGGACGTAACCGGATGGGCGAGAGCATGCACAAATATTATTTATACAAATGATATTGAGACAGCACCCGCAGCAGCTACAAATATTTAACTTTTTATTTTTTTTATGTTTCATGTTTGGAAACAAAGTAAGAAAAGATGTTCTGATTATCAGAACAAATAATTAAATCAGGAGAGAGAAAAATGACAGAAGAAAACCAAGAGGTTAACAGGCAAGTGCCTAACTTAGGAATAGATGCAAAGAATCGTATAATCACAGAAACAAAAGATATTCCATTGAAAGTTAATAAAGAAGACAAAATTGTTAAGATAAAAAAACTTTCAACAAAAGAGAGGAATAAGATTAGAAGTGACTGTACACAAACTAAAATACTTGGTGGGCAACCAAATATAAAAATAGATGACTCTGAAATTCAGGAAAAGATTTTAGTTGCTTCAATTGTTGAAGCACCATTTGAACATGATTTAGTAGGAATCAAAAATCTACCTGCAGAAGTGAGTGATTATTTGTATTTGGAATACATCGAGTTTGCTGAACCAACAGATAAAAAAAAAGATTAATTCGTGATACTCTTAAGGGATATCATTTAGATAATCAAGAATGCGAAAAAGAATTTATTTATTGGTTTTTTGCACATAGTTTCGGATTTATACCAGACCAAGTAGATAATCTATCTTATGATAGAATGATTTATATGCTTGATCTTGAGCAGGAATTTAAAAAGCAAGAGGCACAATCATTAAAAAAATAAAATGCCAGATTTTAAAATTGAAGTCCCAATTACTGTAAAAGGTAAGGGAACTAATGAAAGGAAAATTGGAGAAAAGATAGCTGAGGCTTTTTCAAAAAAAACTCAACAATTAATGAAGAGTGTTGGAATTGGAGGTGAAAGAAAAATAGGAGGAGAAACTCGTGGTTCAGGAAAAATTTTAAATAAAATATTAAAATCTTCAGTTGCTGTGGCTGTTGGTGTTTTAGGTATTCTTAAGTTATTAAATCCAGTAATGAAATTATTGCATGTTATTTTAATTTTATTATTTTGGCCATTAATTCCAGTTTTAAAAAACGCATTAGTGTCTTTGGGAGACTTTGTAAAAAAAATGTCTGAAAGGGGAGGAGGAATTAGTGGTGCTGTTGGAGCTGCAGCTGCACCTACCGGATCTCAAGCAGCCGCGGGAATAACTGGATCACCAAATATCGCAACAGCAATAACTGGAGCGTTAGTCATTGCAGTTGGTGTGGCAATAGCAGCAGCGACGCCATTTATCGCAGGAGCAACAATTGCAGCGGGAATAACTATTGCACTTGCAGGAGTATTTATATTGTTTATTCCACAAATTGCAGAAGGAATTATTAATGCTATTGGACCTTTTTGGTCTGGATTATTGGGAGTTGTATTAGTTGGCGCAGCAACGGTTGCATTATTCTTAATTGGAGGCTGGGTTGTTGCATTATTGGGATTATTATTTGCAATATTTGTAGCATACTTTCCACAATTTAAAAAATTTGGAATTTGGTTGTGGGAAGAGATTACATTTACTATAAGTTTTGGAATTAGCATTCTTAAAAATCTTGGTCAGTGGATATGGGATAAGATTACTGGTTTTTTTGGATTTGGTGGAGGTAAGGAAGATACAGAAGATACAGCCCAAGACTTTATTTCAAGACCTGGAATGGCTCTCCAAAAATTTTCACCACAAGACACAATTATAGGAGTTAAGGATCCATCAAAATTGGGTGGGGGGAGTGTTGTAATAAATATTAATAATCCTTCAGTAAGAAATGATGGAGACATAAATCAAATTGCAAATAAAGTAAGTCAAGTTTTACAAAGACAAATGACTGGGCGTATATCGTCTGGATAATAAAAATGGAAAAAGAAATTTTAAAAGAATTGAAAGAGATAAATAAAAATTTAAGTAAGTTAATAACTTTTCATTCAGTGAATATACAATTGTTACAGAGGATATTATCTAAATTAAAAGGGGTTAAACAATGACAACTATTGGAGGAGTAGATTTGGGGGAAGTAACTTCAGAAACGCATACAAAAGCATCAAATTTATTTATTCAGGCACTTCCATTTACAGACAGCGAGAAAACTCTTTTGATGGATTTATTTGGAACAAACAGAACAATAAATATAATTGGATATAAAACTGGAACTGTTGCACAACTTAAGACTTTTGTTAAAGCAATAGAAGCCAAACAGAATGCTAAGCAAAGTGGAATGGAATTTGTAAGTAGTTGGGCAGCTTATAGTCCTGTGCAATCTTGTTTAATTGAGGATTTTACACACACAAAAAATTCTGCAGATGAAAATAAAGTTAATTATAATCTTACTTTATTCGAGGGGGATGCACTCTAAAATGAAGATGACAAAAGTCATAATTAATTCCGTGACTGTTAAAGACACAGACGGAGCTCCAGATCCAAGTAAATTAATTAGTTGGGAATATGAAAAAGATGATGATGCTATTTCTGAAGTAGAGATAATCCTTCCGAGAAGTGTAAATACTTTGCTTGATATCTCAAACGGGCAAACCGTTGAGATCTGGGGGGGATGGACTACAAGCACAGATAAAAGATATTTTTATGGTTTTATAGACGACATAAAGCCAGAGGGAGCAATATTAAAAGTGCTTTGTAAAAATGAGATGATTAATTTAGTCAGAAAAAATGTAAACCATGTATACGATTCTTCGATTGATGCGAGTGCCGGAGAAGTAAGTGAAATAGTCGAAGATCTAATTGAAACCTACGGTGGAATGACAGGGACGGTTCAAAGTTCAGGTACTGAAGATGGAAATAGAATAGATCAGTTTAAGTGCATTAATACAGATATTTGGGAGAGGATCCAAACATTAAAGAAAGCTCTTGATTGGGACTTGTATTACAACGATTCAGACAGAGTTGTTTATTTTGAACCTCTTGGATATAATGACTCTGGAATTACTTTGACTGTTGGAACAGAAATAATCGAGATGCCTGAGTGGGATTTAGACACGGCAAACATGATCAATGATCTTAGGGTTGACGGCGCGAGCGTTCCGACTGATTTAACAGAGACGGGAAAAATCGGGACTACAGCAGGTTATGAAACTACTTCTATTTTATTGACAAACACACCAGACATAGTCGAGATTTATATGGATGCAGCAGATCCTCCAACAACTCAAAAGATAGGTGGAAGCAAAGATACAAGTTCAGGACATTTTTATTATGTTGACAAAGAAAATAAAAAAGTAATTCCTAAGACAGGAACTACATTTACAACAGACCATTTTGCGATTGTGAATTATACCTGGTCGGCACAAATGCCAATTCACATGATCAATCATGCAAGCATAGATTTATATGGAATTTTTGAAAAAACAATTGAGTTCAATGATATAACCAGTGTCGCTGATGCAGAAAGTAGAGCTGTAAGTATTTTATCTAAACGAAGCGTTCCTTTTGTTACAGGAAAAATAAAAGTAAAAAGTGAAAGTGCGAATATACCAAATCGTGGGGAGTCAGTTTCAATAGTCGACGAGAAAACTCCAACAGTCAGCGGGAATTATCTCTCGAGAGATTATATTGTAAATAAAATAAAATATAAATTTCCAAGTGCATTTGAGGAATTAGAAGTAGGTGACAAAATTTGGAGACTGGCAGACTGGCAACAAACAACCGAAGAAAGATTAAAAAGACTCGAAGAACAGTTTGTAAGGAACCAGGACATCTTGGTTGAGTTGATTGATATAATTCATGATGATTCTGGAGATAACATTAAAAAACCACAAAATAGATATTTTCAATCAATCACAGAAAATTATGATGTTTCAAATAATAGAATGATCTGGGGCAATGCAGATCATGGAGTTTGGGGTTCAGATAAATGGGGAGATGGAACAGACACTTTTGAGACAGGAGTTACTAATTTTATGGCCCAATATCAAAATACTTATACAGAAGATTTTATTGACTCTGATTTTGAAGACACAGATAATTCAGATTGTACTTGGGACGACGACGGAAGTATAACTTTTACAGCCGGACAAATAGCTCAAAGTAAAACAATAGATTATAACAATAGTACGATTAGTGCAGTAAAATTTACATTTACTGAAGAGTCTGGAAGCTTTGATTATGAGGCAACGGCAGACGGAACAAATTTTGAGAGTGTAACTTCGGGAACAGCCCACATATTTGTTAATACAGGAACCGATCTCCGCTGGAGAGCAACTGAGAACGATTCAAGTACAGGAGAAATAAGTAAAATTTTAGTTGAGGATTATCACTAATGACAAAGAAAACATCTGAAGAAATTAATAAAGAAATATTGGGAAATTTTGATAAAATTAAATTGAAAACTCCTGCATATATAAGTCCAAATGGAGGAAGTTTAGAAGGGGTTCAGCAAGATATTATGGAAATTTATAATATGTTAAAAAATCTTATTGATAGTCTTAAAAAAAATGTGTGGGAGAAACAATTAAACACCAATATTTAAATAATAAAGAGGATATAAATTAACATGGAAAAGAAACACTGGAGAGCAAAAAATCCTGAAGAATGGAAAAAAAATATTAGTAAAAATAGGAAGGGAAAAGGATTAGGAAATAAAAATAAAAAAGGCCATACTCCTTGGAATAAAGGAACAAAAGGAGTTATGAAATCAAATAAGACAAGTTTTGAAAAAGGATTTATTCCTTGGAACAAAGGATTGACAAAAAAAACAGATAAAAGATTAAACTATGAAAGACCAACAATATTTAAGGAAGGAAATATTCCTTACTTTAAATTTAATAAAATATCAGAAAAAAGTAAAGAAAAAATGAGGGAAAGTAAATTAGGAAAAACTGGGGAATTAACAAATAATTGGCGGGGAGGAAAATCTTTCGAATCTTATGGGCCTGAATTTAATAAAAAATTAAAAAAGAAAATTAAAGATAGAGATAATAATGAATGTATTTTGTGCAGGATTGAATTGGAAAAAAAGAAAGAAGATGTAAAGGATTTGATGTTTTGGCAAAAAGCAATTCTTCTTTCTGAACTTGAAGGAAAAATAAATAAATTTCTTTGTGTACACCATATAGATTATGATAAAAAAAATAGTTTGCCACCAAACTTGATAACTTTATGTTCAAGACATCATTTAAGAACAAATGCAAATAGAGATTATTGGGAAAAAATCTTTTGTAAGTTCCTTTCTGAAAAGTTTAAATATAGTTATAAATCTTTAGAATTAATTAAAAATTGGGGGAGAAATTAATTTGGGAACGGGGAATTTAATCACAAATAATGGATTGAAAATCATGCTGAATCGAACGTACAAAAGTTCTCCCGACTACTCGTCGCCATCTGTCTTCAAGGTGGGGGTCGGAACTGACACGCCGGCAGTGGGAGATACAGATCTTCAAACCGCAGTAAATATTAACGGAACAGATACTAAAGTATTTGTTACGAGTTATCCCTCTTTAGATGAGACAAATATGCAAGCAACAATTAGGTGTTTAGTTTTAACTACTGAGGCAAATGCAAACTCATTGACAGAGTTTGGATTAGCAAATACCGACGGCACAGAATTATTGTTTAGTCATGCTGTTTATACTGCAATTACAAAGACGACAAGTGTCCAAGTAAGTTTTGTTCAAAAAGATAAATTTTTGTAATATAAAAAATGAAAGAAAATAAATTAAAAAAAGGAGGGAATTAAAATCACAGTTCCAAACTCTTTTACAAGCGGGACCACTGCAGAACCAGCAAAAGTTAATGAGAATTTTAAT